CGTCTTCTCCGAACTGGTCACGACGACCTTCCGCAATCACAGCAAGGACATCGCTGACAACATCTCGAAGCACAACGCGCTGTATCGCAAGTTGACGGACGGCGGCAAGGTTCGTCTGGAAGACGGCGGCCTGTCGATCGTGCAGCCGCTCGAATACGCCAACAACTCGACGTACCAGCGTTACAGCGGTTACGACGTGCTGAACATCTCGGCCGTCGACGTGCTGACCGCCGCTGAATTCCCGTGGCGTCAAGTGGCCGTCAATCTGGCTGTCTCCGGCCTCGAAATGCGCACCAACTCGGGCGAGAACCGCATCATCAACTTCGTCAAGGCGAAGGTGCGCAACGCCCAGCACTCGTTCGCCAATGGCCTGTCCACTGACATGTACAGCGACGGCACCGCGGCGAACCAAATCAATGGCCTGCAAGCTCTGATCGCCGACGCCGGCACCGGCACGGTGGGCGGCATCAACAGCAGCACGTATGCCTTCTGGCAGAACGTCGTCCAGTCGGCCGCCGCTCCACTGCAAGGCGGCTCCGCCATCACCCCGAGCGCAACGACGATCGAGTCGCTGATGCTGCCGCTGTGGATCAAGCTGACGCGCGGCATGGACATGCCGAACCTGATCGTGATGTCCGACGACTACTTCACGTTCTACGAGCAGTCGCAGACCTCGCTGAAGCGCTACACCTCCGGCGACGAAACCGGCAAGGGCGGCATGATCGGCATGAAGTACAAGACCGCCGATGTCTTCTTCGATTCGTCGGGCGGCATCCCGTCTGCGCACGCGTATTTCCTGAATACGAACTACATGGATCTCGTCGTCCACAAGGACGCGAACATCACCATGCTGGACGACGTGGAGTCGATCAATCAGGACGCGCTGGTCAAGACGATCATCTGGCAGGGCAACCTGGCCGTGTCCAACCGCTCGCTGCAAGGCGTCATGAAAGCGTAATTCGGCGGCGCGCTTCGGTGCGCCTCGATTCCAATTTTGGCGCCTCCGCGGCGCGAAAGGAACAAGAATGTTTGCTGCAATTAATGGATTTGCCGGGACCCAGCCGTTCAACGACTGGTTCACGCCGGATACTACCCAGCGTCATGTGCTGGGCACAAAAGTCGTTGCCGTGGACCCGTATTGGGGTCTGGGCACGTTCATGTACATCAAGAGCGCCGACGCGATCCTCAAGGGCTCGCTGGTGATGTGGGACGAGACGTTCAGCGGCGCCCTGCTGCCGAACACGGCCAATCAGGGCTTCCCGTTCGGTGTTGCAATGGCCCCGATGGCATCCGGCGTGTACGGGTGGGTGCAAGTCGAAGGCCGCGCCGTCTACAAGACCAATGCGACGGTTGCTGCGGATGCCGGTATCGGCATCACGGCTGCCGGCATCGCCGGGACGCTGGCTGCTGGCAAGCAGATGGTCGGCGTGCGCAATCGTGTGGCTGCCACCGGCACAACGACCGTCACTGCGCAGACCCAGAACGGCACCAACGTTCTGTTCTGCGCGAAGGGTTACGACGGCTTCTTCCTCGGCATGGCGTTGTCCGGCACCGGCATCCCGGCGTCGACCGTGGTCGCTGGCCTGGACCCGGACGGCAAGCGCATCTACACCGGCTCGGCTATCGGCACGTTCGGCGACAAGAACTCGACGGCTACCGGCAGCATCACCCTGACCGGCACCTACACCGGCTACGGCTCGGGCGTTATCAACTACCCGTATGCCCAAGGCGCGATCACCTGACCGCAGGCGTCCTCTTACGAGGGCGCTTATCAATGCTGACCGGGCATCGATAAGCGCTACCGCTTACAAAAGGAGAATTCAATGGCCTACGCCGACCCGATGTCCAGAGTACCGTTTTTCATGTTCCAAGACCGTGAGCACGGCGTCGATGCCGCCGCTTCCTCGGAGCTTGGTTACGAAGTCCCACGCATCGTTACGTTCATCCTGATTTCGCCGCATGGGCACAAGGGCGATCCGCTCGAATTCTTCGCCGAGGAGTTCATCGAGCGCAAGGCCAAGGAGGCGCGTGAAGGTCGCTATGACATGGCATGGGTCAAGGAATTCCAGTCCGGTCTGGAGATGCACCGCGACGGCAAGGAGATCCCTCGTAATGGTACGCCGATCATCACATGGGAACGCATCCTCAAGTCGCGCCGCGAACAACTGGCGCGCCGCTTCCCTACCGTGGAAGATCTGGCCGCGGTGCCCGATTCGTCGCTTGGCGAAATTGGCCTTGATGGCCGCGTGCTGCGCGACATGGCCAAGGCTGACATTCAGGCCAAGAAAGACCTGTCCCCAGTCGTGAAGGAACTTGCCGACACCAAGGAAGAAAACCGGCGCCTGCAGGAGCAGATCGCCGCACTTGCTGCGCGCCTCGATTCGATCGAAGAAGAGAAACCCAAGCGCGGCCGGCCGCGCGCTGAAACCGTGGAGTAAAACATGGCGCTTACGTGCCTCCAGATCATCCAGACCGCATGTAAGCGCATCGGCATTCTGTCGCCTAATGCCGCCGTCACGGCGACGGACCAGCAAATCATCCAGCTCGTGTCGCTGGCCGAGGAGGAAGGTCAGGAGCTCGCCACGCGGTATCCATGGGAGGCGTTGCAGGTGGAGGCCACATTCACGACGGTGGCAGCCCAAGTACAAACCACTCTCGCGGCTATCACGAGTGGCTTCGATTATGTCGTCAACGACACAATCTGGAACCGTACGCTGCGACGTCCGGTATATGGGCCGAAATCCCAGCAAGATTGGCAGGAGGCGAAGGCCAACCAGATCAATGGGCCGTTCAACTCGTTCCGCATCATCGCGGACGCGATCAACTTTTATCCCAATCCGGAAGCCGGCCAAACGTGCGCATTCGAGTATCAATCGCGCTCATGGGTCTCGACGACTGGCGGAACGTCTGATACCTGGACGGCGGATACTGACACACCTAAGATCGACGGCCAACTGATTGTGCTGGGCGTCATCTGGCGCTGGAAAGCTGCCAAGGGGCTGGATTATGCGGAGGACTACGCGAAGTATGAACGGCGCGTGGCGGATGCGATGGCGCGCGATGGCAGCAAGCCGAAGTTGGACATGAGCGGCGGCGTCGTCGAAATCCAGCCCGTTGTCTTGGTCCCTCGCGGATCTTTTGGGCAGTGATCATGCGCGCCCCGCAAAAAAGGCTCACGCGTACGCAGGTGGGAAGCACGCTCTCCGTGCCGGCTCCTGTAGGGGGGTGGAACGCGCGTGATCCACTTGCAGAAATGAAGCCGGCCGATGCTGTGATGCTCGAGAACTTCTTCTGCACGCCGTATGACGTAATGGTGCGCTATGGGTATAGCAACTACTCGACGGGCATTACCGGCACCGTCAACTCGCTGTGCTCCTACGCGCCGCCATCGGGGTCAATCAAGTTGTTCGCTGCTGCTGGGGCCAACGTCTACGATTCTAGTTCCGCGGGCGCTGTGGGCGCACCCGTGGTATCTGGAAATCTCGGCGACAAATGGCAGCATGCAAACTTCGGTACGGCAGGCGGTAATTTTCTTGTGATGGCAAATGGATCTGATTTGCCGCTAGTGTTCAATGGCACGTCATGGGGCAACATCTTCGGCGCCGCATTCAATACGACCGTCACTAGTATCACCAGCGTGGGCACCCTGGCTACAGTCACGATGGCGAACCCGCACAACCTCAAGACGGGGATGCAGGTTGTGGTTGCTGGCTTCACCCCGGCAGGCTACAACGGTACGTACACGATCACCGTAACGGGCGCCTCGACGTTCACCTATGTCCTCGCTGGAGCTTTGGGGGTGACGACAGTGACCGGAACAGTGACGCCGGCCGCGAACTTCGCCATTACTGGTGTCGCCCCGACCACACTCATTACCGTCAACGCGTTCAAAAATCGGCTCTGGTTCATTGAGAAGAACAGCTGCCGCGTCTGGTATTTGCCCACGCTCTCGATTGGCGGCGCTGCGCAGCAGCTTGACTTCGGAAGCATCTTCAGCGCGGGCGGCTATCTTATGGCGATGGGCGATTGGTCCCTGGACGCCGGCTATGGCATGGACGATTACGCGGTGTTCGTATCGTCCCAAGGCCAAGTGGCTGTGTACAAGGGCACCGATCCAGCCAGCGCATCAACTTGGGCTCTGATCGGGGTCTTCGACGTTGGCTCACCGGTTGGTCGGCGCTGCCTCATGAAATACGCAGGGGATCTGACGTTGATTTCCCGTGACGGTCTGGCACCGCTTTCCAAGGCTTTGATGTCGTCCCGCGTGAATTCGCAGGAGATGTTGACCGACAAAATCCAGCACGCAATCAGCAACTACATCACCGCATATGGCTCCAATTTCGGATGGGAGGTTGCCCTCCTCCCGAAGGAAAACATGCTACTGCTGAATATCCCGGTCACTGCGACGATATCGGTACAGGCAGCGATGAACACAATCACCGGGGCGTGGTCGAGGTTTTCAGGCTGGAACGCCACGTGCTTTGAACTGCATGGGGATCTTCTGTACTTCGGTACTGCGGGCGGCGTGTGCAAGGCATGGGACACGAACGCTGACGCGGGCACGAACATCAATTTCAATGGGCAGCAATCATTTAATTACTTCGGCCGGAATGCTCAGCAGAAGAAGGTAAACATGGTGCGGCCGATCATTTCAACCGATGGGTTTCCGACGATTCTTTTTGGCGTGAACGCCGATTTCGATACATCAGATCCGCTCGGTAATCCTTCGTTTTCACCAACGAGCCCGGCGCCGGCTATCTGGGACTCCTCAACATGGGACGGTACTGGCGTGTGGGGCGGCGACCTGGCTATCAAGCGTGACTGGCAAACCGCCTTTGCGATTGGCTACTGCCTCTCGGGCCACATGAAGGGCTATGTGATGAACGCCAATCTTCGGTGGGCATCGACGGACTACCTTGTCCATGGTGGAGGTGTCCTTTGATCGTGTTCGGCGACGACATCGCGCGCTGGGTGGCAGAACGTACGGGCGGCATGTACTTCGATGGCTCGGGCCAAGGTATAGGCTGGCTCAAGAACGGCGAGATTGTAGCCGGGGTCCTGTTCGACAACTTCACAGGCAAATCTGTACAGATGCACGTGGCCGCGGTCGGGAAAAACTGGCTCGTGCGCGAATACTTACGGTTTTGCTTCCGCTATCCGTTCGACCAAATGAAAGTGCGCAAAGTGATTGGTCTGGTGGACTCGACCAACGCTGACGCCTTGAGATTCGACCTACACCTTGGCTTTCATCAGGAGGCCGTTATCAAGGACGCCGGCAAATCGGGCGACATCATCGTTTTGACAATGACACGCGATCAGTGTCGATTTCTAGGGGAATAGAGATGGGTAAAGCAGACGCCCCGCCGCCACCGGACTATGCAGGCGCGGCAAAGGAAACCGCAGCTGGAAATCTGGAGGCGGCACAACAGGCCACCAAGGCGAACCGCGTCAACACGTACACCCCGTATGGCAACCTGACGTACGCACAAGATCCGAATGACCCGGATAAGTGGACATCGACAGTTTCCCTGTCGCCTACGGGTCAGGCGCTATTGGATCAGCAGAACAAGACGAGTCTCGGGCTGGGAAATCTGCAGGACGCAGCAACGGCGCGCGTCGGGGCTACGCTCGGCTCGCCCATGCCAAGCGCTTATGACCCGACAAAGGCAACGAACAACGCAGCGGACCTCATTAGTGCTCGCCTTCTTCCGCAGCAGCAGCGCGACCGGGCCGACCTCGAAACGCAGCTTGCCAACCAAGGCATCATGCCTGGATCGGAGGCGTACACCCGGGCGATGGACCAGATTGGCCGCGACCAGAACGACGCACGACAGCAAGCGCAACTTCAGGGCATTACGCTAGGCCAGAGTCAACAGGGCCAGCAGTACGCCCAAGAGGTGGCGAACCGCAATATGCCCATGAATGAACTGAATGCGATCCGGACCGGTGCGCAGGTCACGAATCCGACGTTCCAGCAGTCGCCGCAGCAGGTGACTACGAGCGGGCCCGACATGATGGGTGCTGCGAATGGTATGAATCAGTACAACCTCGGCCTCTACAACTCGAAGGTTGGGCAGCAAAACGCCCTGCTCGGCACGGCAGGCCAGCTCGGCGGCGCGGCCGCCCTGATGTACTTCTCCGATGCGCGCCTCAAAACCAATATCAAGCGCATCGGCACGCACGACAAGTTGGGCATCGGCATATACAGCTACATAAAATTCGGCCGGCCGGAAATCGGCGTACTGGCGCATGAACTGGAAGCGGTCAATCCTGATGCTGTGTCGACGCATGAAAGTGGCTACAAGGTCATCGACGTGGGGGCACTCTGATGGCCGGGAATCCTTTCACCAGCGCGCAGGCACCGGCCGCGATCCAGATGATCGCACCAGACCTCGCCGCACAACAGACACAGATCGCGCGACAGCAGCAGTATGCGGACATCCTTCGGCAACAGGCCATGCAGCCGCTTGGTGACACTCAGGTTGTCAACGGCTGGGCCGTGAAGCACAGTCCGCTTGAAGCGGTGGCGAAGATGGCGCAGGCGCTCATGGGCGGCTACGCGCAGAATGCTGCGGATACAAAGCAACTCGCCCTTGCCAAGGCGATGCAGGGCCGCATGGGAGATATCTTGCGTGGCAATGATAGTGCTCCTGCTCCTGCTAGCGTCGCACTTTCGCAAGGCGCAACCTCGCAACCGAGTGCTCAAGACGACACTGGCGCAATGGTCAACCAGGGCGGCGTCGGGCCGACTGTGCAGAACGCGGCCCGGATGGATGCTATTCCGCAGCCTGCGCAGAACAACTTCACCATGGGTAATCTGGTCAAAGGGCAAATCATTCAGGATCTCGGGGGCCAAGCTGCCGGTTCAGCATACTGGGACCAGTTCAAACCCACCGAAGGTATGAAGACCGACCGCTATCTTGGCATCTCGCCAGAGCAGGCGCGCACTTTCGAGATGGGCAAGCGCGTAAAGGAAGGCTACATTGCCCCGACACGTCTTGGTGAAGGAGCTTACGCGGATAGCAACGGCAATGTGCAGGGGCTGCCGACAGCAGCACCCCCAGGGTACATCAACGTTCGTGGCGCGGACGGACAATGGACGACTGCGCCGGTAAGTGGTGGAGTCGGCGCCATTCAGGAGTCAGAGAAAGCGAAAAAGCTCGGCCAGACGCTTGGGACTCTCGGTCAAGGGGTCGATAATGAAGGCAAGCCTACATACTTCGTCGGCATTCCTCAGGGGGCATCTGGCGCTCCATCAACCGGACAAAATCCCACTGCTTCAGTTCCCACATCAGCTCCGTCAAGGCAGGCTGCGCCGGGGCCGAAAATCGATCTGACCAACATGACCCAGCAAGAGAAAGAACAGGTCATGTCGGAGGCGCGGAGGATTGGATATCTTCGTCCGGGGAGCAAACCTGGGACCAGTATCGAGGGCTCGGGCACCTCTGCGAGCCCGAATCCTGCACCCACGGAGAGCGCTGCTGTAATCCGACCGGGAAATGCCCCAGGCTTCAACGATTATCAGCAGGGCATCGCGAAAGCAGCAAGTGACCGCTTCAGTTCCCTAATCAAGCAGGCGCAGGAATCTCCCTCGCGCGTGAACGTGCTCGATAACATCCTTGACCTTTCGAAGTCTGGCGTTGCCACAGGCCCGACCGCTGACTGGAACAACAAAATCAAGGGCATTGCTGCAGACACGTTTGGTATCAAATCGTGGAAAGGCGACGCATCCAGTTATCAAGAACTGATGAAATTCATGTCGCAAAATGCAAGCCGCGCCTGGCAGGCTGCGGGTGGCACTGGCACCGATGCGCAGCTGAATCAGCAGGTACAAGGGAATGTGAATGGGAAGATGTTCCCGCAGGCCGTTCAGGGCATGGCTAGGTACGCAAAAGCAGGCGAACTTGCATTGCAAGGGATGACGAACGCAATGCAGGCCGCGAACATAACGGACCATAAATCTCAGCAGCAGTTCGAGGCGACGTGGCGTCAAAACATGGACCCGCGTATTTATCAACTGAAGGTCATGGACCCCGCAGAGGCACAAGGTTTTGTCGCCAATTTGAAGAAAACGAGTCCTGCTGACTATCAGTCCCTGATGAAGAAAGCGCAAACTCTCAAGCAAATGGGTGGGCTATGAGCGATCCGCTGCTGGACATCATCCAGGGCGCGGCGGTCCCCGCGCCGCAGTCTCCGCAGCCAGCGCAAACGCTGTCGCGCAGTAATTCTAGCGACCCATTGCTATCGATTGTTGGCGTGACTCAGCAGCCACAGGCACAGGCACAGGCGAAACAGCCGGGGCCAGCAGTGCCCGCTTCCTCTAGCTCAGCCGAGCCAACGTCGCTTTTCGATGGATTGGGACACGCCGCCTACGGTCTCGCGAAAGGCGCAGCTGATTGGGTGCAGGGCCCCGCACAACTCGTTTTACACGGATCAAATTGGCTGCAAAGTGTGTTCCCGGATGATCCCAACCGACCAATGGGCCCGGCGCAGAAGCTTGGCCAGAAAGTATCGGACAACTTCGATGCCAGCCTTAAAAAGCAGGAAGACCAGTACCAAGCAGACACGAAGGGTTCTTGGGCCGCGGGCCTAGGGCGTTTTGCGTCTGGAGCCGCACCTTTTATTGCTAGTTCGGGGGTTTCAGGCGCTCCTGCGGTTGCCACCAAGGCGCCTCTTCTTGGGGCGATGCTGAAAGCTGGCGCGCAAGGCGCAGGGCTATCTGCAATTCAACCTGTGCACGATGTCTCGAAAACATCTGATGGCGGGAATGATTTCTTAGCTCAGAAAGGCCTGCAGACCGCGCTTGGCGGAGGATTCGGCGCGATGGGAGCGCCGATCGGTCGGGCTCTCGCAAGGATCGTTAGCCCTGAAGTCTCGCAAGGTGTTAAAACCCTTCTGAACGAGGGAGTGACCCCGACGCTAGGTCAAATGCTCGGCGGTGCTTGGGCGAGGACGGAGGACAAGTTGACGAGTGTCCCGTTCGTTGGCGACATGATTAAATCGGCGCAACGCCGTGGTCTCGATGACCTCAACCGGGCCGCGTACGCCAGGGCGCTCAGCCCCATTGGTGAGAAGTCGACTGCGCCAGTTGGGCGAGAGGGTGTGGCGGAAGTTAAAGACAAGCTTGGCGCAGCTTATAACACACTTCTTCCAAAGCTGTCGTTCTCTGCCGATCCGCAGTTCATCAGCGGTCTCAACAAGGTTTCGGCGGCCATTCAAAACGGCAATGTTCCGCCTGCCGTTTCCGACCAATTTCATGCAATCCTGAAAAACGAGGTTGCAAGCCGAATGACGCCGCAAGGCCTGATGAGCGGCCAATCATTCAAGGAAATGGAGCAGGCGCTTGGGCAGAAAATCAAGCAGTTTGGCGCAAACCCGGACCCAAGCAATCAAGCAATTGCCAACGGTTTAAGAGAAGTTCTTGATTCGGCCCGACAAGGACTCGCGCGGTCCAATCCGCAGCACGCACAAGAGCTCAGTGCGATAAACCAAGGCTACGCGAACTATGCGCGCATTCGAAGCGCGGCCTCTGCGCTTGGCGCAGACTCGGGTGTCTTCACGCCAGCGCAATTGCAAAACGCTGTAAAAGCGAGCGACAAGAGCGTAGGTAAAGGAAATTTCGCCACAGGCAACGCTCTGATGCAAGATCTCTCAGAGGCAGGAAAGAGCGTGCTTGGCTCTAAGTACCCTGATTCGGGCACGGCAGGCCGAAGCATGCTTGGCCTACTTGGCGGAGCTGGCGCGGCAATGGCAACGGGGCACGTCAGCCCATTACAGGTCGCAGGCGGTATCGGCTTGGGCGGCCTCGCATCATTGCCGTACACGAAGTTGGGCCAACGTGCGGCTGTTGCGTCGGTTGTTAAACGTCCAGATGCAGCACTTCCATTAGCAAATGCCTTAAGGGCCGGTGCGCCTGCTGCTACTGCGGCGGCCTCGCCAACGCTCCTTCAGCTTCTTGAGCAGTGGCAGCAATGAGGGCCAAATACCGATGAAAAGACCTTGCGCAGCAATACGGTACATCTGATTTTTATCCATGGCCTAGATCTACGGTTGTTGTTTGGAAGATGTTCATTTTTATCCCTGTGAAGGGACCTGTGTAGTACAGACGAGAGTTCATTATGCCCCGAAACGGTTCAGGCACATATGCCCCGCCAGCAGGTCAACCGGTGGTTTCTGGCACCACTATCAGTTCTACGGTTTTCAATGCCCTAGTTGCCGACGTCGGCACCGAGATAACGCGATCGGTCAGCACGGATGGGCAAACACCCATGGCGGCAGATTTGCCGATGGGGGGCAACAAAATCACGAACCTAGCCGCAGGCACACAGCCCAGTGATGCCGTCCGTCTTGATCAGGTCGGTTTCATTCAGGCCGGAACCGGAACTGTTACCCGGACCATACAGGACAAGCTGCGCGAGCGGATCAGCATCGCTGATTATGCGACGGCGGGAGCTGTTGGCGTCGGTAATGCGACGGCTGACACGACTGCGATTCTTGCTGCTGTCGCAGCTGTACAGCAGGC